CACGCACTATCTACGCAAACACTGGCTACTTTGCACAGAACTACATCGCTAACCCAGCACAATGGGGTGCGCTAATTGGTGCACAAGATACAACAAAGCGACCAGTATTCAATGCATTACAACCAATGAACGCAGCTGGACAAGTTAACCCAACATCAATCCGTGGTAACGTGCTTGGTCTTGATCTATATGTAGACAAGAATTTCACAGCTACAACATTTGATGATGATTCTGCTGTAATTCTTGCACCAGAAGCATTCACTGTATATCGCTCAGCACAAAACTTTATGAGCGTTAACGTAGTATCAAACCTACAAGTACAGGTAGCAATTTACGGATACATGGCAACACTTGCCAAAATGCCTAACGGTATTATGAAGTACAAGAAGACCTGATAAGAACCGTTAACCAATAAGTAATCCTCTGGGGTTTAGTAGCCCTAGCCCCAGGGGAGCTTTTAAGAGAGGAATACAATGCCAGCCACTTATGTAACCACAGCCGAGTTACGCTCAAACCTTGGTATTGGCACGTTGTATTCTGATGCAACAGTTGAAGAAGTTTGCCAAACCAGCGAGGATTTAATAAACCAATACCTATGGTTTAACACTGCCCCAGTAGTAGGCACAGCATTACAGGATAACGTGGCAACTCTTATGCTTGCCAATCCAAACGCATTCGCTGCGACTCAATCAATAGTGGTTAGTGGATGTGGTGCCGCATTTAACGGCACGCACACAATCACAGGCACAATCCCGCCAACATCAGGCACTACTAGCCTAATTCCAGTATTTATGTATAACTACGGCCAAGTTAATTACCCTAATGGCTATTCATTCGTGCAGTTTAACAAAACAGCTGCAAACCAAGTTTTCCACAAAGTATTACCTTATGGCGTGGCTACTGGCCCCGATCACAAGACCCAATCTTATGCGACAACCCCAGCAATCAGAGAGGCTGCGATGATCGTAGCTGTAGATATCTGGCAAGCTAGACAAGTAAGCCAGACTGGTGGGGTCGGTATGGATGGGATCTCTGCCAGCCCTTATCGGATGGGTTATCAGCTGATTAACCGAGTGCGTGGTCTCATCCAGCCGTATTCAAGTCCAGCATCACTGGTGGGCTAATGCCAGCAGCAATAACCACACTCCGTGGCACACTAGCAACAGACTTAGCCAATGCAGGCGTATGGTCTACCTTTGCTTACCCACCTGCAACTTTGCTTGCAAATAGCGTAGTAGTTACGCCATCAGATCCTTACATAGTGCCAAGCAATAACGAACAGGTAGGCGTATCACCTTTAGCTAATTTTAAGATTCTAATTACAAGCCCGGCATTTGATAACCAAGGCAACCTAGCAGGTATGGAAACTTTTATAGTCGCAGTAGTAAATAAGTTAGCAGCATCATCTTTGGTGCTAAACATATCAAGTGTCTCCGCTCCAGCTATAACTAACGCAGCTAGTGGAGATTTATTAACATCAGAAATAACCGTATCAATCCTAACGAGCTGGAGTTAAAATGAGTACATCAGAGGACTTAGCCTTCTTAATTAAGACAGGCCAAATCAAAGAAGCACCAAAACCAACTGCACAAACAAAGAAAGACGAGGAATAACGAATGGCAATTTATCTAAATAATAACGTGGGTGTTAAGTTGGCTACCAATGCTGCACCTACAACACCATCTATCGATATCAGCTCGCTAGTAACTAGCGCAGTAATTAACCAGATCGTAGATGAGCTAGAAGTAACTGCTATGGGAGATTCTGCTCATAAGTTTGTTGCTGGCCTACAATCAGGCACATTTACCATTGACTTTATCAATGACTGGGCGACCAACCAGGTAATGCAAACCCTTAATGAGGCATTTGGCAAGACCCTTGCCGTGTCTGTTATTACCGTTAAGGGCACAACAGTTTCAGCTGCTAACCCTACCTACCAATTCTCAATCTTAGTAAACAATCTAACTCCAATCGGTACTGCTGGCGTTGCAGAGGTTGCAACTTCCTCAGTAACCTTTACACTTAACTCAGCGTTAACAGTATCTCCATCTGTAGCGTTCTAATTAAGGAGTAATAATGGCAAAGCTAAAGATAACAAGGGCTAATGGTGAAGTATCAGAGCACAAGATCACACCAGGTGTCGAGTACGCTTTCGAGTTAAAGTACGGATCAGGTATTAGCAAAGTCTTGCGTGAGCACGAGAGGCAAACAGAAATTTTCTGGCTTGCTTATGAATGCTTACGCAGGGCTGGAGTTCAGATACCTGTATGGGGTTCAGAGTTTATTGATACTTTGGATACCGTAGAGGTGTTAGACGAAGAAAAAAAATAGTACAGCGTAATTCAACTTTATACAGTATTGCCGCTTTAAGTGTAGAGACAGGAATTGCGCCTAGCGAGTTTATTAACATGGATACAGAAATGTACGCAGCCATCGTACAAGTCTTAACAGATCGGGCGAAGGAGATCAAAAATGCCAGTCGTGGTAAACGGCGTTAGAGAGTTCCTTAAAGCAATCGATGAGATAGACGAGGATATGTTTAAGAATGTAAAAGCCTCGTTAAAAACACCCATGATTAAAGTAGCTAATCGATCTAAACAAGAGTTTCCAGACAACGACAAGGTATTGAGTGGGTGGCTTAAACAAGCGCAACCACAAGAAGGCCAGCGCAGACCCTTTCCTGCATACGATCAAAATACAGCTAGACAGGGTATCAAATACAAACTTGGCCCTAATAAGAAAAACAGAAGCGGCTATTCTGTATACAACTACGTGTCTAACGAATCAGCTGCTGGTGCTATCTATGAAACTGCTGGTCGTAAAACACGTGGGTCACAAGGCGCATCGCTAAACCCAGATGCAGGCATACAGTTCATTGCAGCATTGCCAGAGGTAGTAGATGCAACTTTGCAAGGTTCTGTGGGTCGCAGAGGCCGCAAGAATAAGGGTCGAGTTATTTACAAGGTTTGGAAAGAAGAACAAGGCGATGTCTATGCAAGCTTAAAGAAGGCTATAGATGATGCCATATTTGCGTATTACAAGAAATTACCATTAGAGCAAAAAAATCAGGTATTAGGTTTTTACAAAGAGCGATCAGCTCGTGGATTTAAGGGCGTGTAATTGTGCCAACTTTAGTAGTCTCCGCACTCAGCACCTTTGATAACAAAGGATTAAAAAAAGGCAAAAAGGAAGTATCAGCCTTTGAAAAGCAAGTTAAGAGTTTTGGCAAAGTCTTTGCTGGAGTCTTTAGTGCCACAGCAGTAGTTAATTTTGGCAAGAAATCAGTACAAGCATTTATGGCCGATGAGAAGGCTGCAAAGGCATTAGAGCAGCAATTAAAAAACGTTGGCTACCAATTCAGCGCACCAGGTGTTGAGAAGTATATTGCCAGCCTACAGCAAGCCACAGGCGTATTAGATGACCAACTACGCCCAGCATTTCAATCTTTGCTGACTGTTACAGGATCAATTACTCAAAGCCAGGATGCATTAAACACGGCATTAAACATAAGCGCAGCTACAGGTAAGTCCGTGGTAGAAGTTAGCCAGGCATTAGCCAAAGGCTATGCAGGTCAAACTACAGCTCTTAGTAGATTAGGTGCTGGGCTAAGTAAAGCCACACTTAAGTCTGGCGATATGAATAAGATTATGGCCGAACTTAATAGCAAGTTTTCAGGCCAATCAGCAGCTAGATTAGATACTTATGCTGGCAAAATGGATTTATTAAAAGTATCTGCCGAAAACGCTAAAGAAGAAATTGGTAAAGGCATATTAGATGCTTTAAGTTTGCTTGGCAAAGATAACAACATCCAAACTGCAACCGATCTTATGGATGGTTTTGGCAGGGCCACAGCAGATGTAATCGTAGGCATAGGCGTATTGGCATCAAAATTAGAAAAACTCGGTAGCACCAAAGTTGGTGGCGCATTATTCAACGTAAAGAACATTCCAGTATTAGGTGCATATATTGCTGGTTTCCAAGAATTGGGTGCAAGCGAAAGAGCTAAAACTCGCCCTGACGCAGGTGGCGCAGCACGTACGGCTTCTAGAATCTATTTAGATCAATTACGCAGAGAAACTAAGATTCTAAAAGATTTGGCTAAACAAAGAGCTGCAGAATTGGCTGCGCTCAAAGCAAAGTCAGAAGTAGATAAACTTAAAGACAAGTTTGATTTAGAGCGTATTGGCTTGACCAAGGCTTTGAATGATGAAACTAATGAAGAAATAAAAAAACGTATTGAAGCTAAGATCGCCATATTAGACAACAATGAGGCACTGGCCAAGAAGATTAACGCTGAGATGGATGCTGCCAAAAAAGCTAAAGAATTGGCGGATACTTTTGGTGGGGCAGCAAACGCATTAACAGCCCAAATAGCCAAAATGTCTGCAATGAACGACTCTCTCATAAACAAGATTAACGCTAAAATTGCCGCAGGTGCTTATGTGCCGCCATCAGCCTTTAACATTCCAGGCGTAGGTTCAGCATTCCCAACACCTTCTGGCCCATTAGGTGGCGTTGATTACACAGTACCAATGGGTAGTGGCAACCCAGTTTATGCACCTGGTGTATCAGGAACTCCAATGAGTTATGCAGATGTAAGACTTGTGGTAGATACCTCAGTAACTGGCGATAAGTTTCAGCAACTCATTGCCGAAAGTATCCAAGGTGCTCAACGTAGCGGATACAGCACTTCTGCGGCTGGCAGTCTTCCATAATGACGGTACCTGTAGTAAATGCAATAATTAACTTTAGCACTGGCCCAAGTTTTGCCCAGGCGATGATCTTAGATACTGGCATACTTGGCACAAACGTCTTGGCCGATTCCACAGCTGTAATTGTTGATGTATCAAATCTTGTTAACCGTATTGAAACTAACCGAGGCCGCACAGCTTTATCCGATCAATTCCAAACAGGATCATTGACTCTGCGCCTAGTAGATCAAAACGGCGATTTCAACCCACAAAACACTTCTAGCCCCTATTACAATTTATTAACGCCAATGCGTAAAGTACAAATTAGTGCTACCTACTCAGGAGTTACTTATCCTATATTTTCAGGATTTATTACCAGTTATGTAACTTCTTATCCTTCAGAGGCAGAAGATGTTGCTATTACGACAATTCAAGCTGTAGATGCATTTAGATTAGCTCAAAATGCTCAAATAAGCACGGTAACTGGTGCAAGTGCTGGCAACCTAAGCGGCACAAGAATTAACCAAATCTTAGACGAAATTGACTGGCCAGCATCGATGCGTGATATAGATGCAGGCTTAACCACAATGCAGGCTGACCCTGGGACAAATCGGACAGCATTACAGGCCATGGTTACTGTCTCAGAATCTGAATATGGCGCACTTTATGTAGATGCAGATGGCTCTTTTGTATTCCAAGACCGAGGCGTAACAGCCAGCTCAATAGGTGGCACTCCAACAGCCTTTGCCGATGATGGCAGTGGTATACCTTATTTTGATGCTTCATGGATATTAAACGATGTTTTGGTGTTTAACAAAGCAACCATTACTAGACTAGGTGGCACGGCTCAGGTAGCAATAAATCAGGCATCCATAGACAAATACTTCTTACACTCTTATTTCTTAAATGATCTACTTATGCAAAGCGATGCAGTGGCTTTAGATTATGCCCAAGCTTATGTGGCCAGTAGAGCTGAGACCAGTATCCGAGTGGATTCTGTAGTGCTTGATTTATACACTTCTAATTACAATTCAGGCATAATTGCAGCCTTAGACCTAGACTTCTTTGATCCTATAAGCGTATTAACGACTCAGCCTGGCGGATCAACAATCTCCAAGACTTTACAGATTTTTGGCGTACGCATGTTTATTACGCCAAACAGTTGGAAAACCACGTTCACCACACTAGAGCCAGTCATAGATTCGCTGATATTAAATAACAGCATTTATGGCACTTTAGACTATAATGTACTAAGTTACTAAGGAGTAAAAATGGCAGCTGGATTAGGCTTTAAGGATTTTACAACAGGCG